GCCGTTTTCCGCAGCTTAAAGGCCCGCTTCCCGTTTCGCCGAAAGGCGCATGGGCGCGTAGCTCAGTGGTAGAGCACTGTGTTCACACCGCAGGGGTCGCTGGTTCAATCCCAGCCGCGCCCACCAGGTTAAGTCATTGCTATCCGGTCATTTTTAGGTCTCCTTTCGAAGGGCCGGATAGTGAGACTTCGGCGCAGGTTCTGCGCATCGCGCCAGGCGCGGCCGCTTCAATCTCGCCGATGATGTCGTCTAGAGCCGCGCGAACGGTCTCGAATCGGCCGATCGCGTAGGTCTCGGTCGTGCTTCCGGCGCCGTGACCCATGAAGCCTTCCAGATCCCACTTTGCGACGCCGCGGTTCCGCAGGATCGTCGCGAGACTGTGCCGCAGGATGTACGGCTTCCACTCCCGGCCGGTAGGCAGGCGGAGCTCCTCGAGCATCGTGCGCCAGGACGTGTCGACGTCCTGCACGGCCCGTCCGAAGTAGTTGACCAGGTAGCCCGCGCCCTTGCGATTCGCGCCATCCAGCTTCTCGTACGCGGCGAGCTCGGCCGTGAGCCACTCCGTCAGGATCGGTAGAACCGGTAGGGTCGGGCGGAACTTCTTTGTCTGCGCGCGGCCGAACGGGTTGAGGTCCAGTGTCGGCGATCCCGGGAACCATTGTTCCCGCTCAGGCGCAACGCAGATATCGACAACAGCATCCGGGCGGGCGAGCGTGCATATCGACGCGACCAGAAAGGCGTGCAGCGAGGTGCGCTTCTTGCCAGGCTCGGCCGCGTACCGGACCATTCGCGCCAGCACCGGCACGTCGACTCGGTGGCGGCGGGGACGGGACACCTGTTTGCGCGGAAGTGGTCTGTACACCGGTCGACGCTCCGATCGCGGTGGATCCGCGTCGGCGGCGTGGTTGAGCACAGCAGCCAGCTGCAGCACCGACTCCTCGGTGCTTGCGGCGGAGCGCGCCCGCGAGGTCGTGATTTCGCCTTTCTTGTTTCGCCACACGACTGGCTGGTCTTTCGACCAGGCGCGGAACGCCGCGATGAAAGGCGTTCCACAGGCCACTGCGCAGCTGGTCTCAAGGCCGAACATGCCGGCGCGGGTTTCCTCTGCCTGGAGGAAGTCCAGAACGTGCTTCAAGCGCGCGCGAATGGTGTCCGCAGAGGGCTGCAGATCGCCCCACTCAAGCCGGTAGTCGGCGATGGCGTCGCTCAGCAGGTAGGCGGCGGCGGAGGCCAAGGGCTGGCCACAGACGTAGCAGAAGGCGGGCGCTTCCTCGCGATCGGCCAGGTAGCGCCGGTCGCATGCTATGATCGCTTGTTCGGCGCCATCAGTGCCCGTTGATGCGCTTGCCTCGCGTCGCGCCTCGGGATCGTACCAGAAGACATACCAGCGGGGCGACCGTTCAGAGCCGTCTGCACGCCGAAGCTTGTCGACCCAGTATTTTCCGCGGCGATAGAGCGGCGGCGGGCGTCCCGGCATTTCGTCTGTTCCTTGAGATATTCGGATTTGGCTTGGTGAGTGAGATCGAAAAGGCCGAGGCTGGCGAGCAAGTCGAGGTCGGCCGGCTCCAGACGGATGCCCTTGCCGATCTCGGCCGCGCGGCTGAGCCGCTGGTCGAGGCGGACGATAGAGGGTGCGGTCATCTTTTCTTCTTCGTTGGAGCCTGATCGGGCAGGAGCCGCAGCTGCCAGCCTTCCGCCGGATGCTGCCGGTCGAGCGCCTGGCAGGCGTCGCAGGTGCAGCGGTGCGGGTAGCCGGCGGCTGCGACATCGTCAGATCCCGAGCGCCTGCTTGTAGGTGTCGAGCAGCATCTCGACTTCGTCGCGATGGTGCTTTTCCATGCGGCGCAGCTTGATGACGGCACGGATGGTTTTCACGTCGAAGCCGGTGCTCTTGGCCTCGGCGTAGGTGTCGCGGACGTCGTCGGCGATGCCCTGCTTCTCCTCTTCGAGGCGTTCGATGCGTTCGATCAGCAGCCGGAGCTGCTCGGCGGAGATGTTGTCGCTCATGATGGTTCCTAGAGGCCGAAGGGGACGAGGAGGCCGGGGCCGTCGAGCAGGCGATCCAGCACGAAGGTGAAGGCTTCGCCGATCACGAGGCCGATGAGGACGATCGCGATCTTGCGGCTGTCCGACATTCGCCGGACGGGCGCGGCTGGCGTGCAGCGACCGCAGCGGCAGGCGAGAGCATGGATGGCGGGCATGTCAGCGCCTGTCCGCAAAAGCGCGCGCGAACATCACCGCCAGCAGGACAGGGGAGAGAAGCACCACGCCGGCCACGGCAATGACAACGTGCGCCCGGCGCCAGCGTCGGGGCTGAGCGACGGCGCTCATGCTCGCGGCCCTGCGGCAGGGGTGGCACAGTGGCTGCAGCGCGTGGGCGTCGTCCAGCTGCAGGCGCCGCGCTCTTCATGCTGGCACGGATCCCACTCGCTGCAGCCGCAACCGCGGCAAACGGGCGGGTGCGGTGCAGGGCCAGCGAGCTGGTAGTAGACGGCGGGATCGAGCGGGTAGCAGGCGGCGAGCCGCTCGATCGGCCGCGCCTTGCGCGCCACGACTAGGTCGACTTCGAGTAGTCGCACCAAAGCTCGGGCTGCCGCGCGTTCCGCGGCGGCCGGGGCGAGCTTGGTCGCGACATCCTCCACCGACAGGCCGGCAGCCTCACGTCGCAGCCGCAGATAGGCGGCAGGGCGCAGGCGCGCCGCTTCGTCGGCGGGCGGCGCGGTGGTGGGCAGGATCGGGCTGTGCATCATCGCAGGAGGGCCTTCTTCACAGACAAGCGGGGGGCGTTCCCGGCGGCGGGGGAGCCGTGGCCGGGTGGCGGGAGCGGAACGGGGAAGAGCGTGCGGCCCGAGGCCGCGTCAGATCAGCCGCTCATGGCGGCGTCGGTGGGCGGTGAGGCAGGGTCGGCGTCATTCGCCGGCTCCCGCGCGTCGTCGTTGGCGTGGCGCGGGCGGGTGCAGCCCAGCGCCGGGTTGCCGATTGGCAGGTGGATGCCGGGCCGCGGCTTCGCGCTTGGGCGGATCGTGCGGATGACGGACAGCTGCGCCACAAAGGTGTGGCCGCAGTCGTCATCGTCACAGCGATAGCGCAGCTCGCGCACCAGCGGCGTCAGCTGCTCGCTGGTACGGACCAGCGAGCGCGCGCCGCAATGCGGGCAGTGGATGCTGGGAATCCGGTTCTTGGCAGTCGGCGGCTTCATTGGGCTCCCCCCATTTTCGTGACGTTCGGCCCCGCGCCGAACGGCAGGAAAGTTCTGAGGCGCCGCATCAGCGCGCCCATGGCGCCGTGCGCCTCTTCGGCCTCCGCCAGGGCGCGGTGCACGTCGCGCTCGCCGGCGTTAGGCTTGATGACGGCAATGGTCGCCTCCGCGGCCTCACCGAACTCGCGCGAGGCGCGGGCGAGATCGTCGGCAAGGCGCAGCTGGCAGGCGGCGTGTAGGGCGACTTCCTCGCCCAGCAGCTCGGCATAGACTTCGTAGAGCGGTGCGCCGTCGCCGCCTGTAGCGCGATAGGCCGCGTCGAGCGCGATCGCTTGGGGGAAGCTGGGCGCGAGGTCGCTGTCCGGATCCATCCACTTGTAGATGCGGCGCTCCGCGCGACCGGCGACCTTGGCCGCCGCGGGCACGCCGAGCACGCCCACGATCTTCGTGATCGCGTGCGGAATGGTGAGGGGGGTGCGCGGCTTGGTCACGGCCGCACCGTGCGGGGCGAATTGGCGCGTCGATCGCCCGAGACGGTCGACGCGCCACCGCCTACCAAGCCCTCAGGCGCGGAGAGGGAAGCGGGGAGCTCGGCGGGATAGAGATCGGGGCGAAGCAGGTGGCGGGAGACGCCGGTCGCGCGTTCGACGGTGAGGACGTGCTCGGCGGGAAGGTGCTTGCGGCCGCGAACCCACTTCGAAACGGCGGGCTGGGAGACGCCGCAGAGACGCGCAAGCGCGGACTGCGAGCCGGCCCGCTCAAGTGCGGTCTCCAAGGCTATAACCGGGCTGACGCTCATCTCCATAAACGCAGCTATAATTGCGTTTATAGATGCGTCAATATGCCTATTTGCATGGCGCCCTATAACCTCGGTAATAGGGTGGGCCGGTGACACTCGGCGACCGCATCAGAGAGCGAATGGATGCGCTCGGCCTCAACCAGTCTGAACTCGCGCGCCGGGTCGGCGTCTCGCAGCCTGCGATTTACGCGCTGCTCAACAAGAACAAGTCGGGATCGAAGAACCTGCACGCGGTAGCGAGGGAGTTGGGGACCACTCCCGCTTACCTCCTGGGAGAGACCGACGATCCAGCAGAGGGGGCAGTTCCCCCGCCGACCCCTGCGCTGATCGCCGAGCAGCTCGACTTGGTTGAGATCCGCTCGATTGACTTCGCCTATGGAATGGGCGGCACCTTCGGCGAAGACCACATCGAGGAGGAAGTCCTGCACTTCCCCCGCAAGTGGATCCAGGCGATCTCATCCTCCCCGGCCCCCGCGCTCACCTTCGCGCGGGGCAGGGGGGACTCGATGTCCCCTACGATGAACGAGGGCGACGTAATCCTAATCGACCGCTCACAGCGCACCGTCCTAGAGCAAGACGCTATCTGGGCGCTCACCCTCGGGCCCATCGCCATGGTCAAACGCCTTCGCGTCAAAGGTGAGCAGGTGACGATCCTATCCGACAACGACCGCGTGTCGCCGGACACGGTGCACGCGGATGAGTTGAACATTGTAGGACGGGTGGTTTTTGTGGGGCGGAGATTGTGATGCAACGTGGCATAGGACGCGCCATCGCTGCGGAATTTGGAAAAGCGCCGATCCAAACAACCGGCACGATCATCGCTCTGCTTGCTACTGTGATAACCTCAACTGCTGGATGGTGGCTGAGTTCGAAGGGCGTTCAAGGGAAACCTGCCAACCTCTTGCCCGCCACTTTTCCGGAAGTGCTTGGACGCCGCAGTCTCGCCGTGGCAATGTTTCTCGCATCGTCTACAGCAGGAGCATTGTTGTCACGCATCGTATTTAAATTCAGTAAAGTATCTGCATTCTTTGTTTCCATAATTGCAGCGGATATCGCGGTTCTCCTCTCGCAAGTTGGCGCTGATATGGCAGGCCTTCGTGTTAGCTATAAGCTTCCCGACCTCGCCAACCTGATCTTCTACTCCGTGATGATGATGTTCCTAGCCATCAATGGTGAAATGACTGCAAAGTCATTTCTAGACCAGTCGAAAGGAAGAACGGATTCAGAGCGTGGGGATGATGCGATAGCGAGCCTGTTCTTTGCAGCTGTGGTTTTGGGCATATGGGGAAGCATGGTAGGCTTCGGACAGACACTGATCGAGCGCATTTTCTTTAGCTAAGGCTCCGGAGCGGGCCTCGAAGGTGGGGCTTGATCGCGGCGGGCCCATTAGAGACGAGCAATGTCACTAGGTCAGCAAATCGAACCGCACCTCCCTTTTCTACGCCGGTTCGGGTATAGCTTGCTAGGAACGCAGGCCGCAGGAGATCGGCTAGTTCGCGCGACGCTGGAGGCGATCGTGGGCAGTCCGGACTCTTTCCCCCGGGACGTTGATCCCCGCTTGGGTCTCTACCGGTTCTTCCTCTCGACGGTTGAGGCTGAAGGCTCGGCTGCCTTCGAGCAACCGACCGAACGCGATAAATCCACTTTCGACATTCTGAGCAACGTCCATTTTCATGCGAGAGAGGCCATTCTCCTGACAGCCACAGAAGGTTTCAGTACGGAGGACGCCGCATATGTGATGCAAAGAAGCTCGGAACAGGTGTCCGAACTAGTCGCAGAGGCGCTGGCTTTGCTAAAAGCACGGCCGTCGGCCCGCATCCTCATCGTCGAGGACGAGCCGATAATTGCCATGGATCTAGAAAGAATTTTGATCGGGATGGGTCATCTCGTGACAGGCGTCGCGATAACCCGCGAAGAAGCTCTGGAGGCAGTTAAGCAGAATAAGCCAGACCTGATGCTAATGGACATCCAGCTGGCTGATGATAGTTCTGGGATAGATGTAGTTCGCGATATTCACGAATATGCCGACGTGCCGGTGATCTTCGTTACTGCGTTTCCAGAGAGGCTTCTGATTGGTCCGCGTGCAGAGCCGACGTTTCTGGTGACGAAGCCATTTAACCCCTCGACGATTGAGGCTGTAGTTGAAAAGGCTCTTCTGTCGTTTCCGATCGTGCACCCTTTCGAACGTGTAGGTGCTGACCGGGAGAAAGCACGCGCTGCGACAGAGACGTCGGTTATGACGGCAGACGAGCTGCTGGAGGTTATTCGGGCCACTGAGCTCCGAGAGCCGCCAAGTCCCGTACGCACTAGGGTAATCGGCGGGCAGCTGCGTCGAATTGCCGATGGCCGTCCGCTTGGGTCGGCTGGTGAAAGTGGGACGAACGGTCTCCGGGCGTTGCACCATGCTACGGCCGCGCGCTTGTGCGATGCGCAGGAAGCATCCAACCTGGGCATGCCGTTTGCTGTCAGGATGGCAGCGGTTCGAGACGCGTTGTCCGAGGAATTCGACGATAGCCGGGCGTTGCAGCTCGGGGTCCAAATCGAAGGACTTCGAGACATGCTTCCAGTCGTGCGGGAGCGACTAACCTCGGCAACTGCGGTCGACATTGAGCGCTTCATACTCGACGCTGGCAATCTCGCTTGGTCGTTCCCAATTTATCGCGAGTTTGTTGCGAGCGCACGCGATGCCCCGCGCCTTGATAGAAGCGCTCAGGATGCGTTGGTCGAAGTGGCGAAGGTCATTGAGGGGCAGCCTGACGATACAGTTCAGCCCCACCTCAAGGTAGCGATTGCAGCGGCGCGAGTGAATGCCGAGGACGGGAATGACCCAGTCGCAGAGCTTGGGCTTCAGCGCGTGATCGGGGATATTTGGCGGGCGCTTGTGCTGTGGCTGCGGGATCGGCGCCGCGGGACGGCCGATAATTTCAACAAGACTCTAGACAAGTCCATCGGCGGGACGGGGGCGGCGCTCTTCGCGGCGTTGTTGATCATAGTGCCGGGCATAACCGTAGCGCAGGCTGCCTTGCCTCGAGTGTTCCCGTTGGCCGAAGAAGTGGGCAAGCTCGTCAAGCTACTGATCCCCTGACTTCTTCTAGAATGGTGTGCTGATTCGATCCGCTTGTCTCTTGCTGTAGCGGAATTCCGCGCAGCGGCGTTGAAGCCGGAGAGTCCCAAGTTGAGACAATGAAGAGCGCGAGCATCTAGACTCGGAAAGCCCGTTCAGAAACTATCCTGCCTGTTCAGAGGGGATTCGGATGGTTGCAGAAACAGAGATGGCAGAAGCAGTAATGCGGATTGCCGCTGCTCAGTCGAACGGAGTGGCTTCTTACAGTAGACTTCGTCGGGAGATCCCTCGGCATGTGCGCTTAACGGCGGGCGACTTGGCGATGTCGTCGGTCAGGAAGGGAGAGCCGATGTGGCATCAGATCTTCCGCAACATCAAATCGCACTTCACCAGCCCGGGTAATGCCATCCATGAAGGGTGGCTGGAGCACGTGCCGAAGACCGGCTATCGGATCACACCGGCAGGGCGAGCTCGCCTTTAGGCGCGAGACGGCGGCTGCGCCGGTCTTTGTACCCGAGCGGAAGCCACTTCAGTTCGGTCTGGCCGAGGCTCTGCTTATCCCAAACGAACCAGGCGTAGGCCGTCGTCCCGCTACCCTTTTGCACCGCGCCCGCTGGGTAGAAGGTGATGCGCTCACTGAAAACCCAAACGCGCGTGGGCGGCACCTCCGTAAAGATCGTGCGCTGCCGGTTGGCGCCTTCAAGGAAGGCGAGCCGCAGGAGAAGTGCGACCTTGTGCTCCGCGACCTCCAGCGCCTTGCTGAGGAAGCCCTCAGCAGAGTTATAGGGCGGGTTGGTGACGACGTTCGCAGACCGCCGCTGCGCCGTCAGAAAGTCGACTCCCGCTTCTCCAAATCCGCGGTTGTAGAGGTCTGAACTGTACACGGGGCACCCGGTTTCTTCGAGCACCTCTGCCATGGCGCCATTGCCACAGGCGCTCTCCCAGATTTCGCCCTTGAAGCGCTCGTTCTCCACAAGCGCCCGGGTGGCCCAGGCTGGCGTGGGGTAGAAATCCGGACCATCGAGATCCGCATGACGCTTCAAGGTTGGCTTGAAACCGCCGGTGAGATGATAGGTGGCATCCATGTGGAAACTATAGCAGAATCAGCAACTTAGGCAAATTCACTAAGTGATTCAAAGGACTCGCTTTTCTCGGAAGCTTCGAGCCAACGGAGGAGGGATGCAGCAAAATCGTGGTAGTGTTCTGATGGTTCGCGAACTCAGGAGATCGCCATGTTGCCTTCCAACCTCGCTCGCCTCTTCCGTCCGCGGCCCCGCAAGCCTTGGAGTGATGTGTCGACGCCGGTCGTGTTCGTGCTGGCGCTCCTGACCTCGCTTGAGGCGAGTTACTTCACTTATGTCATCGGCCGCTTCGGCCCGGAGTTCCTGACGATCGCGGACTCGGCCCCGCTTGGCAGTTGGGCGAGTTGGTCGTTCTTCTGGTGCGTCGTGTTCCCTTCAATGATCGGCGTTCAGGCGATCGTCTGGGGGGTGTTCGCCGCAGGCATGCTCGCGATCCTCCAGAAGCGGTTCTTCCAGATCTAAAGGTCGGGGCCGCGGCTCAGGCGGCTTCCAGTTTTGCGCTGAGCGTGTACCCGCGATCTTTAGAAAGGCTGTGCGAGACCTCCTCAACCAGCCACGCCACGGCGTCCATCTCCGGCCGGAAGCCCGAGGCGGTGACCTGCCGCTCAGGGTACAGATCCGCTCGGCCGAGCGCGAGCGTCAGCTCCAGGCTGCGCGGCTGCCGGTCGGCGCGCGCGCGGGCGGCGGTGGCGGCGTCGCGCGCCGCCACCTCGCTCGGGTAAACCTTGCGCAGGCTCTTGGCGCTGTCCTTGTCGCCGACGGTGACACTCTCCCGCTTCGCGCCCTTGCGGTCGTGCCAGCTGGCGGTGATGCCGGTCGCCTCCTCGCGCTTCTCGATGCGGAAGCGGTGGCTGTCGCCCTCGCGCCGATGGAGGGTGAGGCGAGGGATGGTGCCGCCGGTGGGCGTCACGCCGATTCCCTTGCGGCTGAAGATCAGCAGGCCCTGCTTGATGGTGGCGACCGCGTCGTGCTGGCGGCCGAGGCGACGCAGGAAGGCGAGGTCGCTCTCCCGGCTCTGCGCCAGCGCGGGAACGCCGATGGTGGCGAGCGCCGGCGCGATGCGTGCGGTGAGCCCGTTTCGGCCGGCGAGCGCGAAAACGACGGCGCCGAGCGTGGTATCGTGCCAGCTATGCTCGCGCCGGGTGGTTAGCGCGCCTGTGAAGTCGGCGGCGTGGGCGCGGATGGTGACGGTGTCGGGCGGGCCGCTGTGTTCGACCTCGTCCACCACGAAGCTGCCCTTGTCGACCAGGCCGGGCTGCACGTCCGCGCCGGATAGCCAGCCCAGCTGCACGCGCAGCGTCGCGCCGGCGGCGGGCAAGGGGATGTCGCCGCGACTGTCGTCGAGCACCAGATCGAGCTGGTCGGCTTCGTCGCCGCGCTTCTCGGTGATGGACAGCGACATCAGCCGCGGGCGCAGCTTGTCGGTGAGGTCACGATCGCTCAGGTGCACGCGAAAATCGGGAATGTTGTTGCGCGGCTTCATGCCCGCGGCTCCACGTCGACGCGCAGCAGATCGAGGCTGAAGTCGATGCGCAGGGGCGTACCATCCGGCAGGATGGCTTTGTGCTTCTCATCCAGCGCGGTGATGACGAAGGCGCCGTAGATATAGCCGGCACCGTCGACCAGCGACCGCGCTTCGCCGGCGTCCCCCATACGGCGCAGCTCGTCGAGGGAGGCGCGACCCTCGCACAGCTCTGCATAGGCGGTGCCCGACAGGCTGATGGTGTCGTCGCCCGGGCCGGTGAACTGCGTCGCGTCGCGCGCCCCGACGCGCGGATTGCGGGCGTGACGCCAGTCGGTGCGGCGCTGCAGCTCGTCATAGGCGAGCAGCGGCAGGTCGAAGGGGAACATGCCTAAGGCCATCAGCATGGTTATTCCTCCCAGCCTTCGGAGCGGGTGAAGCTGGAGCGGTTGCGCGCCTGGGCGGCGCTCTCGCGCCGGTCGAGCTCGGCGGCGACCGCCTGTGCGATGTCCTGCGGCGACTGCTGCGGCGTCGGGTAGATCTGGATGGTCACGGTGCTGGGCGCGGCGGGGGAAAAGGTGCCGGCACCGCTCGGAGGGAGGTGAGCAGTGCCGGCGGCCATCGCGGGAACAGCCAAGCCCGTGGAGACGGCCCCGACGACTCGGCGCGACAGCTTCTCTAGGCGCGCAATGGGAGCATGCTCCCCCTCGGTGATGCCATTGGCAAGGCCGTCCATCATGTGGCCGCCCAGGCCCATGAAGACGCGGCTCGGCGAATGGATGCCGAGCTTCGCCTTGAACCAGTCGACTGCTGACTGCGCCATGGCGTTGATCCCCCCGCGCAGGAAGCCGAACATCTGGCGCATGCCGCTGACGAAGCCGCGCACGGTGTTGACGCCGAACTGCACGGCCAGGCGCGGGAGCAGCAGCAGCCCGTTCCAGACCACAGCCTTGATCGCTCCCATCAGCATGCCGAACAGCCCCGGCGCGGCGCCAATCGCCCAGGCAACGCCGGCGGAAAGCGCGCCCCACAGCTTCGGCATCAGCGCCGACCCGATCGACCACACCGCACCCAGCGCCGAGCCGCCCCAGCGGAACAGCATGGCGAGGACGCCCCACAGGCCGCCGTCGAAGGCGGTGCTGATGTCGGCCCAGGCGCTGGCAAAGATCGCCTTCACCGACGCCCAGAGGCCGGAGAACCAGGCGGAGATCCCGCCCCAGTTCGAATAGAGCAGGTAGGCGGCGCCGGCGAGCAGCGCGATCCCGGCGATCACGGCCGCAACGATGCCGATCATGGGCAGCATGGCGATGTTGAACGCGCCGGCGACAAAGGTCAGCGCGGCGAAGGGTGCGAGGATGCCGGCGATCGCGATGGCGCCGCCGCCCAACACCAGGAACAGCGCGGCGAGGACGCCGGCGGCAATAGCGGCGCCCTTAGCGAGCCGGGGGTTGGCCTCGGCCCAGGCGTTCGCGCGCTCGAGAAAGCCGGAAGCCTTGTCGGAAAGCGCGCTGACGGTGGGCATCAGCATGCCGCCAAGGGTGCGGGACAGTCGCTGGCTGGTGATCGTCCAGCGCTTCGTCTTCTCGGCGCTGTCGTTCAGCCGGTCGGCGAAATCCGTGTCGGTGGTGCCCTTGGCGCCCATCGCCTCGGCGCGGATTCGGCGATATTCCTCCATGTTCTGGATCAGCGGGCGCAGGCCCTGCTGCACCTGGGCATCTTCGAACAGGTAGCCGAGCTGCGACAGGTCGCCCTTCAGCGTCTTGTTGGTCAGCTCCGAGATCGCCTCGATCGGCGTCTTACCCTCGGCATAGAGCTT